GGAAGTCACCGGCTCCGGTGGACGCCTCGAACGAAGCCTTGCCCGTGCCGTTGTCGTACGTCAAAACGTAGTTGTCTTGGCCAGCGCCAATGGTCTGGTCGGAGTCCAAGGTCATTGTTCCAAGGACGATGTCACCCGTACCGTTGGGAGCGAGTGTGATGTCTCCATTAGCCCCGCCGTCCAGCGAGAGTAGCGTGTTCCCGTCCACGTCATGCGACACAACACCCGCGAGGTAGGAGATGGTAGAGTCGCCTAGTGTCCCGTCAAAGGCGATGGTGTCCCCAGCGTCCAACTCGATGTTGTTGCCATTACAGTCCAGAGTCCCACCCAGCTGCGGCGTGGTGTCCTCTACAACGCTAGCGAGGAAAGCGAGATCCGCTTCAAGTTCCGACCGCATCGCTGTGTAGGTGATCACCCGATGGGCCGCAGCCGTCGCGTCGTAGAACACGAACTCATCGCTGTTCGACAAGTCCGTCTCGTTGGTCATGCCCGGCAGATCTAGGTCGAAGGTCCTGGTCGAAGCAATGGTGCCACCACCTGTGAGGCCAACACCAGCGGTCATAGTCACACCAGAGTGGGCAACGTGCTCATCCGCTACAAAGTCAGAGAAGTCGTCGTGGCCAGCCCCCGGGTTCAGCAAATCGTTGCTGCCAAGGTCCAGATCACCACCGGCAGTCATAACATTGGTATCGGCGAGGGTCCACCCAGAGTCCTGCCCAGTTGCACCGCCCGTACCATCAAAGCGGATGAGGGCATTGTCTGTGGAGCTACCAGGCCCGGAGAAACTCCCACCAGCAGCCGCCGCTTCCAGTCTGACAGTCCCGCTGGAATCGTCATATGTTAGGACGTAGTTATCCTGCCCAGCTCCAACCGTTTGGTCCCCGTCAATAGTCATAGTACCGAGGACAATGTCCCCCGTGCCATGCGGAGCCAGGGTGATGTCACCATTGCTAGTGGAGACGAGGCTGTTGCCATTAACGTCGAGGTCGCCACCAAGCTGGGGGGTAACGTCATCAACAACGGCGCTCATGCCGGCCGCACCTGACGGGAGGTTGCTGGGCAAGACCTTGCGCATTGCACCGGCGCTGTTGTCCCACATGAGGAGGTAGTCAGCCGCCGAGTCAACTGTAGCCTCTGCCGTGTACCCATCGATGTTCAACGCCGTGTCGATGCCCTTGAGGTGGGCCGCCAGATCGTCGGCGTCGTCGGCTTCGGCGGGGGCAGCGTCCGGCGTGTAGTACGTCGGGGTGAAGTCAATGTCCACCTTGTCGCCGTCGAGCTCGTTAGGCCCGGCTACAATCAAGGAGGCCGCAATGGTCGTGATGCCGCTGCGGAGCTGGTTGCTGGGCACAGGCGTACCCATGGTCTCCTCGACCACGAACAACGAAGACTTGACGTGGGGGTATCGGTCACCCGACGTAGGGATGTCGTCGACGAAGATGTCGTAGTGGTACTCGTCCGGACTCCAGTCGGTCGTGTACGCGTCGTCGATGGTGTAGGTGTACTGGCCGTTCGCAGCATCCGTGAGTACGATGTCACCACCGGTGGTGCTCAACACGAGCAACACAGGCCCACCCGCCCACAGGCGAACGGTCATGTAGACGTACGCACCCGTAATGTCCACGGGAGTCGTGCCGTCCGAGGTGACTGTCAGAACTTCGCTGCGGGTTTGACCCCGGTACAGCGTTACGGTCTGACTCTCTAGGGCGTAGATTGGATCGGCCATCGGAGCCTCCTACTAGCGAGTGTCTTTGGCGGAGCACCAGTGCCGGATGGTACCGGAACCGGCAGAGCGGACATACTTGATGCGGACTCGCTCATACACGGCGTCATCGCCGGTCAAGACCAGGAAGCCGCTCACATCGCCACCCGTAACCACCGGCTGCGTGACGGTGGACGTGATGTCCTCCCAGTCGGTGTCGTCGGCGAGGTCGGGGCTACCCTTGTTGGTTGCCCACACCGTGACGGTGCACGCGAAGCTGGACGCGTCGTCGTCTACGTCCCACTGAATAGAGCCCGCCGGGGCGTGGGTCAGGTCCACCGGTACGCTGTAGCCCGTGGTGGTGGTACCATCTAGGGCGATCTTGTTCTCTGCTTTTTTCGTCATGGTCTTGCCTCAAGTTTCTGTGCGGCGGAGGGGGCGGACTGTGTGCCCTTGCCAGAGTTGTCGGGGGCTGCAGCTTGTGCCGCCTGTACTTGCTCTTCGTTGAGCTGATCGAATGTCGCTTGGTACTGGTTGAACTGGAGCAGGCTGGCATGCGTCGGCTGGCCCAAAAGCACGCCGATCTGAACCTTGAGCTCCACAGACGCGTTGCGTTTGATGCTCTCGTAGTTCGCCATGAGCCCCTCCATGAACTCTTGCTGGTGCCCGGGGTGAAGCTCCTGGGCGGTCTCGGCCTGCTCGGGGGTCAGGCGCAGTGCCGCGAGGTCCTCGTAGATACTCGCCGGATCGAAGGCTGCCCGTGCGTACCGCATCCACTTGGCAACCTCGCGGGGGTCTGCTTGATAGTCGTCGCCGAACAGGTGCTGCATGGCACCGCTGTTCTTGGGCATGCGCTGCCACAGGAACCCCATGGTCTTGAGCAGCTGGGTGCGGGCTAGGTTCGCCGTCTCAGGGGCGATCTGGTCCAGCCCGCTGGTAGCTCCTTCCACGAGTCCCAGGATGACCTGCGGATCGTTCACGATGGCGGCCATCTTCTCCTGCAGGGTCTTGAACTGAGCGGGCTCACCCTTGGGCATAGCCTCGCCGGGCTCGAGAAACCCCTTGAGCACGTCGTGGGTCCTGATGAGCGTTGGCGAGTGCCGGCCACCGCCCCGGGCGACCTTGCCAAGTGCGCGACCTATCCGCCCCTGTGCTGTCTGCGAGCGACCTACGAGCATAGTGAGGTCGCCTTGAATTGCGTCTGCGGCTTTGCGGCCAGCCTTGTATCCGGCCCTAGACACGATGCCGCGGGTAGCCTGCTCTGCGACGACACCTGCGCCGTGGGCACGAGCTACTTTGCCAACGGCGGCCTGGCTGCCTCGCCCTACAGCTGCGCCCGCAAGCCCGCTAAGAAGACCGCTCCGTTTGGCGGCGCCCTTGGTAGCTATCTTGTTGAAGGCCATGAACGCGATCAGCGCCTCGGCTTCGCGCGGCAGAGGTACTACGTCGGTCACGCCGGCGGCCTCGGCTGCACCTACCATCGTGGCCAGCTTGCTGGTGTTGCCCCGGAAAGCTTCGGCGACACCAGAGCCCCTGTTCTTGGCCAGCGCCCGGGTCACGGTCTCTTCGATCTGCTCGGTGATGGCGTCGAAGCCGGCGTGCTTCAGGCTCGCAGCACCGCCCGTCTGGGAGGCACCCTTCGCGGCCTGGATGTACTCGCCGTACTTGCGCATGATGTTCTTGGCCTTGGCCGTGTCCATGCCGACGTCCGAGAGCGCTTTGGTCACGCCGCTCGCCGAGATCTCGCCGCCCAGTATCTCCTGGAGGGCCTTCCGAGTCGCCGTGAGTGTCTCGATCTTCTTGGGGTCGATGCGCAGTGCGTCGTCGAGGAGCTGCCCTGACTGGCTGTTACCGCCTAGCGCGATTGGTGTGGTCACCGACGGCTGAGCTTTCTGTAGCCGCGGCGATGTCCGCGAGGCCTGGGTGTCCGCGCGGCGAAGCTGTGCGCTAGCCCCGGAGCCCGTACTTGCCGGCGCCCCCGTGAACTCGTCCGCCGCACGCCCTACCCGTATGTCGTCTGCGAGCCCCGTGAGGTCCCCGTGTGGAACAGGTCCCCTGAGCTCTTCGAGCCGGCCGGTAACGCTACGGTCTGCTTGCCGTGCCTTGAACGCAGCCTCCTCAGCAGCCTCCAGCTCTTTGAGCAGTTTGCCGTAGCTGCGCTTGGCCAGCGCAGGCGTCTTGTTGATCTTGTCCTGGAGCACCGCGATGTTCGCGTCCAGCTTGGTGAGCCGCTTGGAGCTAGTGATCGAGGGGCCGCCGATGCTCTGCCCGGCTGGTATTCCGACCTCGTCCAGCTTGCGAGCCGCCGCACCCAGCTTCTGGGTAGGTCCGCCAATCACCTTCGGGGTAGCAGTCGCGACACCTACCTGCCGTGCTACGTCGTCGGCCTGCGCTAGGTTCGTGGCGAACAGGTCCGAGACTTCGTCGGCTTGCTTACCTACGAGCGTGACCCGGGGCAAGACCTTCTTGGCTGCCGCAGAGAACCCTGCCGCCACACCGCCACCCAGCACGCCCGTAAGCCCACCGAACGCCAGCGAGCCTGCCACGTCCTCCGCTGCAAGCTCTTTGTTCTGCAGGCTAGCCTCGCCGACAGTCCTGGCTACGTTGTAAATCGAACCGTCAACAGCGCCCTCGGCTAGCAGCTGGGCCGTCTTGGACCCGAAGCGCTTGCCAACGCGCTGTCCTGCGCGGTGCCCTACCCGGGTGATAGCACCCGTCGGGGTGAGCCGCGCCGCCTTGCCGAGGATGTTGGTGCCACCGCTAGCCAGTGTAGTTGCCAGCAGCGAACCGATCTCGATGACGTCGCCAGCGGTACCCAGGGCCTCTCTGCGAGCGAGTGCTGCTTCCGAGTCCTGACCCAGGTCCTGTGCGATGGTGTCGTAGAAAGGGACGACGCCGCGACCGATCGCCTCACCAACGGCCTTTGACCTCTCGAGTGGTGTGCTGGCCTGCGCAGCCTTTGCTTTCTGCCCGAGTGCATCGGCACGCTCAGCCCCTGTCACATGTCGAGCACCGGCCCGAATTGCGTCCTTGACTCGGCTCTCGGGAACCTTCTGCAGGTTTCCCGCTGAGTCGATCAGGTCAACTATCTTCTCGTTTGGTGGCACTTATCGGCCGACTTCCTTCTTGAGAGCCTTGATCCGCGCCTCCTGCACCCTGATGGCATCCTTCGTGACTCCGGGGGTTTTCTTCAACCCTTCGAGCTGCTTTTCCATCTTCTTGATGCGCCTGTGCTTGGCGTTGTTCTTGGGGTCGGTGGCCGAATCGATCTTCTCCCAGTCGCGCTGGGCCTTCGACCTCTCGACGCCGCTCTTCTCGTTCTTGCGCACGTAAGCACGGGCGGTGTTGGCTGCATCGCGTTCAGCCACGCTCAGCGTGCTCGGGTCACGCTTTGCTGTCTCAGCAAGGTACTCCCGTGCCGATGACATAGTGATAACGCCGTCCTTGTCGAACAGCTTGCCGTGCTCAACGTGGACGCCACCGCCGCGGACACCCGAATCTTCGTCTGAGAAGCGACCGTCCTCTGGAGAGGGGTTCGCATCGGGGTCTGTGAGGTTGAGTGCAGCTGCACCCGAGGTCTTAGGTAACTCAAAACGAATGCCGCCAGCGGCACGGACCTCGTCGAGAGCACCGTATCTACTGTACACGAACTCGTCAGCTTGACCTTGAAGTGCGCCGAGGGCGTCCCGCCACACACGCTTTGCCCGGTCCTTTCGCAAGAATCGGATGAAACTCATCGAGTCGCCACCCGCAGCGTCGAGGACCATCTTCATGTCCTTGTCGGAAGGGATGCCCTTGACTTGGTCCATGGCGTTCAACACGTGTGCCTTGATCCTTGAATGAATCTGCTCGAACCGAGGATCCCTTTGCTTCATGGCGATCACTCGCTCCAAGAGCTCGTCAGGGATCTCAAGCAACGACTGCAGTGTGCGCCCTGAGTGTGCAAACCCAACAAGCGTAGTGTTGACCTCCTTGATGTCGCCAATGTTCTTCGGGTTGCGGAACTTGAAGACCTGACCGTTCCCCAGTACCACACGGGGGTTCGCAAGGAAGCCCCCCTCAATTTCGACGAACTGGCTGCCTTCGTCTTTCTTCTTGCGACCAGAACCACCGCGCGCCTTGGCCGCAGCCGCCTGCCGCTGGTTATACAGCTGACCAAACGTCACGCCCTGCTTGCCCATGAGGGCGCCCACCTCCATGAGCTTCCGCCCATAGTCCTCGCGGCGCTTGCCTATGAAGTCCAGGTACGCCGCCTTCACAGTCTGGTCCTGGGTCTTGGCCATCTCGGCCTTCGCCGTAGCGATAACAGACCCCAGCCGCTGAGCCTCGCCGAACTTCAGTTGGATGTTCGAGTGACGCTGCTGCATGAGCAGACTGTCCATGTTCTTGCCCTGCTGGGCGCGAATACGCAGTGCCCTGTTGAGGTTCGACCGCTGGCTTTGAAGGTCGCGGTCGATCAGCTTGTTCAGTTGCTGCGCGATGGGGTTGGGCCCGCCGAACTTCCCTTGTCGCACCTGGAGTGCCCGGAACATCGCGCTACCCAGGAAGGTGACCACGGTACCGAACGTGCCGATGTTCTCCCACACAGACTGCGGCGCCTCCTGGCCCTGCTGAATCCTGGCGTCCTGCTCGAGCATGTCCCGGGCAAGCTTGGCCTGAGCCGCTTGAAAGTATGCACCTGCCTTGGCCTCGCGACGTGCAGTCTTGGCCCGCTCGCCAGCCTCTTGACCGGCCAGCCGCTCAGAGGTGTCCGCATCGGCAAGTGCCTTCTTGTACTGGATCTCGGCGCCCCGCTCCCGCAGGTGGTGCCCCTGGGCGAAGTTCGCTACCCCGCCACCGAACATGTTGCCGATGACCTGCCCCATCGCAGGACCGATCACCGTAGCTGCAAGGCTGCCGATAGCACCGGCAATCGTCTCGCCGGCCGCGCGGTACTGGGCCCGCTCCTCGTCGGAGAACAGCTGCTCGGGTTGCTCCGGGGCGGGAGTCGGCTCGATAGCTCCGCCCGGTGTGATCGCCGGCTGCGTAGGTTCGCCCGCGAGGTCGATCTGGTCGGGCCGCTCGGTGCGGGCCGGTAGCCCATCGTCCTGGGTAGCCGCAAGATCAACTGCCCCTTGCTGTGCCGCCTCAACGCCAGTGGCAATAGCGCCACCAACCTGCGACACCAACCCGGGGTCCGGCGGCAAGTCAATAGGCTGGTCCTGGACAGGTACCTGCGGCGCCTGAATCCCCAGATCGACGGGGGACTTGTAGCCCGCTGCAGTAGGATCCGCCCCTACAGGAAGCGGTACTGGGTTTTGGTCGTCGTCTGGGTAGGCCATTATCTGCCTCGGCCGAGAAGTGCTTCGATTAGTGCAGGGTCCATGTACGGGACGTCCTGCTGGGGCTGCTCAGACGGAATGCCCCGAGCAACACCAGAGACCACACTCGAACCTATGCGAGGAGTGTCGCGAGGAGCAGGGACACCAGAGCCCAGCCCCGGGTGCGTCGACAAGCCTCCCGCCGTCAACGCACGGGCGTCTGCCTCGGGAAGCGTCCCTAGGTCGGGTGTCCGTTGGCTCCGTGCACTGACTTCCGGCAGTGTTCCCATGTCGGAACCCACTTGTACTTCCGGCATCGACAGGTTCGCCTCCCTGTGTCGCCGTGCCTCGGCGTGGGCAAGTGCCCTCTGCCTCAGCCTCTCGCGAAATGCGGTCTCTCGCCTCTCGCCTGGCGTACTCACAGCCGTGTCACCCTCCGGGCCCGCAGTGATCTCGGCCCCCGGGTGTCTGGCTCGTAGCGCCTTGTCGCGGATAGTACCCCCATCAGGGTCGCGGTCCTCCAGCATGAGGATGAGCTTGTCAAAGAATTCGTCGTCGAAAAGAGGTCCATTGGGCATGATGTGTGTCCTTTATGGGGTGGGGGTATTCCAGTTACCATCCTGGGCGTTTGTACCGCCGAACGAATACCCCCCGCTACCCTTTCCCTTGCCACCGCCGCCTGCTCCGCCGAGGAATGCCTCCGCGAGCCCGGTGCTGATGCCGAGGAACTGGTCCGTCGAGTTGGGTGCGGGTGCCTGACTGATGAGCCCGAGGTACCGCTGCGTCTCGGCCTGCTGTGCTGCCTGCCGCCCCGCCAACGCCTGCCGGAAAGCCTCCATGGCCTGGTCCTGCTGGCGCAGCTGAGAACCCACGTTGAACTGGCCACCCTGCTGACGCATCTGTGCGTTGTTCAGGGCTAGGTTCTGGTCCTGGCCTCGGAAGCCCTGCAGCGCACCGCCAAGCTGCCCGAGGGCCCCCAGCGACGCCTGAGTGCTCCCCAGAGCCGCCGCATTGGCCCCGGCCGCCCCGAGTTGCGCCATGCCCCGCTGACCCTGTGCGCCCGCTACAAGCGAACCACGGCCCCGTGCGCCCGCCATTTGGGACGCCATGATCTGGTTCTGGCTTCCGACCTGCTGGCCGACCTGCTGCCTGACCAGCTGCTGGGCTAGGCCATTCTGGCCGGTGTTCGCCTGGAGTGCCCGGATGAGCGCCTCTTGGTCGCCGCGGAAACCACTGGTGCCCGCCTGATGGATGCCCGCCGTAGGTGCCGGCCCCATCAGTCGCTGCCCTAGCTGGTCGCTGCGCCCCGCGCCCGTCCTGAGCCCGGGGTCAATGTCTCGAAACTCGTTGTTCTGGAGCTTCTTTTGGCGGTCGGCAGGGGATTCACCGAACAACAAGCCGGCCGCGCCACCCGTGCTCAGGTTGACGAGCTTACCGCCCGCGTCATTTTCTAACCAACCACCGAAGTCGTCTTGCCAACCCATAATTACCCGTGTTTTCCGCTAGGAGTTCTGAAGGCGCCACCGTAGCTCTTGTACTCTAGGGCGACTGCTGTTAGTTCAAAGCCTGCTCCCGGCGTTCCTGGTAGCACTGTGCGAATGCGAAACTTGATTGCGGTGACGAGCTGCGTACGTGGACTATGCGAGACCATGTACACCGAGTCGGGCTTCTCGAGATCCGAGATGCCCCACGCCTCGCCGCCACCCAGCGTAGCGTTGCCACCCCACGTATCGAGGGCAAGGCCGTCCGACGGGTCCCACGCCCACGTGTACTCGTAGTACTCGCGATAGTTGATCGCGACGTCCACCTCCAGCGTGTGCTCGCTGCTGTAGTTGCCGAGCAACTGAGCAAGGTAGCACCGCCAGTACCGCTGCACCCCTGAGGGTACCATCCACGCTAGCTCCATGGTCAGCGCCACGCCGGCACCGTCATCCTGGTAGTGCGCAGCTCGCTTGAATACGTTCTCGCCGTCTGTGCGCAGATAGTAGTAGTCGTCGTCGATCACCACACTGTCGAGCCCTGCATGGCCATCAAAGGTGCTCCACGCGTTGTGCTCGTAGTTGAAGTGCAACGTACGGTCACCGGCCGTCAGGAAGACGACACTGTTCTCGTCCGGGACAAGGTCCGCCCCCGTGATCGTGACGTCGTTGTACGCCTCTACGTCCGCCCCGATGTACACCACCTGGAGGTTGCGCCCCATCAGGTAGATGCCCTTGTCGGACTGGAACGCGATACCGTTCGGGAGCCGCACGATGCTGTCGGGGTTGCTGCAACCAACGTCGGTGCTCACCAACGTGGGTACCGTGTAGTCCTGGCCCAGCAAAGTGTTCCCCGGACCCTCGCCCCGCAGTGCGTACACGCGGTCCTCTTTGAAGATCAGTAGGAACTGGTCCATGCTCGCCAGCGCCGTGACGTCGCCACCCTCCCGCGGGGTCTGGAGCACGAACGGCAGACTGAACGCCGGCCCCTCGAAACCCTCCGGGCGATCCGTGTACACCAGCTGGGTGCTGTCCTCGCCGTTCACTGCGAACAAGCGGTCGTCGTGGGCGGTGATCAACGACACTGCGCCGGGTGCGGTCTTATCGGTGATCCCGATACTGGCATAGAAGTTCTCGCCGGCCTTGACGCTCGCGTCTGCGGTGTCGTCGGTGAACGTGACGTCCGTATTTGACGAGTTCTGGGCACTGAGCTCGCCCACCGCCGATACGCGGTATGCCAGCCCATCCGAGTCGGAGGCGGCCGTGCGGTACACGGCAATCTCAACGCCAGTCTTGGAGCTGAACTGCAGCGCCGGTATGTCGAACACCACATTGGTGGTCCCGGGGTCGTCCGCCGTAGTCAGCGTGAACGAGAACGCCCTCGACTGCCAGCGCTTACCTGTGGCGTCGTACCACTCGTAGCACACGAAATACAGGTAGGTGTTGGCTCCGGTGGCCATGGCCCGCGAGTAAGGTTGCCCAGAGACCGCGCTACCCAGTGTGCCCTGGGTGAGGTCCACCTCCGGGTAGAACCAGAACCCCTGCTCCACCACAGTAGAGCCGTCATACTGGAACAGGGCACTACCGGCTATGTACAGCGAGTCGCGGTACTCCTGGGTAGTGGTTTTGGCCGCCAAGTCCAGGGTCACGAGCCTACACCCTGACTGCGAGTACTGACTGAATTGGTCAGCTTCTACAGTGAAAATCTTCTTGTCGTTGACCACGAACTGCATCTGGTCGCCGTTGAGGTACCCCGGTTGCCACTGGTTCCGCGCTGTCACGGAAGTCAACTCCGGGGCGACCCTAGCTACCGCAGTCGCGTCTGGGTCGAGGAGTACCACCGTGGGCTGCAGCGTGGATGAGCGCTGTACAGGTACCACCCAGTCGCGATTCAGAGTAGCCGATAGCGCACTTCGCCTAGTAGCGCCGCCGTGCAGCGTGACATCGTAGGCGAACACGCCCGTATACGTCGGGGTGGTGTTGCTGGTATCACCGCTGACCCGCACCTCGCGGATGTCGTCACCCCACTGGAGAAGCAGCGAAATGTCGTTGGCTGGATCAGACGCGCCGGTGTTGTTCGACACCGCGGTACCTCCCGTAGAGGTTGCCGACAGCGTAGGTCCGCTGAGCTTAGCCCCGTCGTCGGACGGAATCCACTCAGACTTAGTGTTGGCGAGAGCCCCGTAGAAAAACAAGATGCCCGCACCCTCATGCACATGGGCCGTAATGTACGAGGTAGCAGCTGTAGCCTGCGTCTCGGGGGTCTTGGTTGGATGCGCCAACCCCGTGCTGCGATAGAACAAGAACCTGTGGCCGGTGGTGCTGCGGTAGCACACAACCATCCACGGTACAGGTGTCGCCGCATCAGAGTCGCCATCAGGGTCCCACGCCGCCGTGAACAGCTCGTCGCCGTGCAGGTCACCAAGCATCAGCCTGCGAGACTGTATCGTCTGGCCACACGTCGCGACAACGATGTCCGAGTAGTAGGTGTCGATGAACACCAGCAAGAAGTTGGTTGACGTTGCCAACAGCACCGGCTGTGATGCGTTTGCGTTGACCTCCGTGGGTGCCACCACCTGGGTGCGGTTGCTGTCCTCCATGTAGAAGTACAGCGCCGTCCCTTCCAGCCACGCGTGCGCCCGCAGGTCACCCAGCTGGGCGTACATAGGCTCTGTCTGGTCGGCAGGCCTGTCGGCCACCGGCTCAGTGGTCAGTTGCCCGCCCGTGAAGTTACCGCGGTGCCCCCACCGGTCCAGTACACGCCCGTACACCGCGCCGTCCGAAAACCCTACGAGTTCCTGCGCACGCTTGTCAACAGAACGCAGACCATCTACAGAGAGTTCGTCCAGGTCGCGGGGCACAAGGGCGTCGTACCCGAACCGAGCTACCACCGAGCCGTGCTTGGTGAACATGCCATTGACGATGTCAAGGCACTTCGGCGGTCGCACCAGCTTGGGGTCAGTCTTGGTGTCGATACCCCCGGCAACGGGGTACTCTATGATGGGGAACCGGGCCACTATTCCTGACTCAGGGTGATAACCAGGTCCTCAAGAATCATGTTGGATGTGCCTGTCGCTGTGTAGCTGAAGAGGACGTAGTAGGTGGAGTCAGTGACTACCGTGTGATCAATACCCGCCGCAGACAGCTCACCCGTAGCAGTATCATTGTTGCTGCCGAGGCTAGACCCGCCGTTGTACAACGTCATGCTGAGGTCGTTGTTGTCGTTGTTGGTCACAACATTCACCTTGACCTCGTCGATGCGAGACCCTACGGGCAGCGTAAGCCCGTAGAAGAGGTTTTGTGTGCCCGAGTTAGCTGTGTTGTCCACTGCGCCGGCGTAGTTACCCCACCCACTGGACGAGGCAGGCGAGTACGCCAACATCGACACCGTGTACTCCGTGTCGGTGTACTTGTACGCAGCCAGCGGGGTGCTCGTGTCTGCTACGTTGATGTTCCCCGAACTGTCCATGCTCAGGGCGATCTCTGCCGCCGGGAGCGCCGAAGCGAACGTGACGTTGTGGTCCGGGAGGGTGAACGTCCTGTCGGCCGTAAGGGTGTCGGGCGAAAGCCGGTGACGGAACCCAGAGGCGTCGTGGAGATCCACGTCGGCAGTACGTACCTTAGCAAAGTCGTCTGCGCCAGCGCCATTCTTGAGCTGGTAGCTGTCCGAGGCGGAGTCCCAGTTGACGACCACGCCAGCCGAACCATAACCTGTGCCAGTGATCACGCCAGTAGCCGAGACGTTCAACGCCCCGTCCACCGAGATCTGGACTTCGTCGCCGTTGCTATTGGTGAACCACAGCTCGTCGAAGCCACCACCGCCGGTAGCGTCCGCCTGGGTCCAAAGGTGCTCCGAGCCAGGCGAGGCCACCTGGGTCGTGAACGCCAACCCCTTGACGTTGGTGACCAGCTGGGAATCAACATCAAAGGTCGCGTCGATGTCCATGCCTGCCGGCGTCACCTTGTCCTCTAGGCGGCCAACGACCTCTGTGAGGATATCCGTGACGTCCTGGGAGGCGCCGGTCTCTGCGTCGCCAACCGCCGGGACTGTGTCTGAGAATGCGTCGCCGTATATGCCCACTAGAATACCTCGATCTTGATGTTCGCCGTAGCGCTAGCCGTGATGGGAATCACCGAGGCGGTCATCTTCCCACTGCGATGCACAGTGGCCGCGGCATCGATGTCGATAACTCGCCACCCAATGGGAACACGGTCGAGCCCGTGGCGGACGTTCTTCTCGGTGGTGCCTACCGCGGCAAACACGATGGCCACCGACGCAGCAAAGGTCCCGCCCTGGGCGTCAACCTTGCGTTCGAGCGCATCGAGCGCCCGCTGCACCTCTTCGTCCGAGACGCGAGGGACTACCAGGGCCATTCCCACTCCCGAAGGGGGGTAGGTGCCCCCGTGCTCTCGGCAGTGCGCCTACCGAACCGGCGGGTGCGCCGAATGTGGGTGCTCTGCAGCAGGTCGCGGGCAGCCTGGGCCGCCTTGATCTCCTGCTCGATGATCTGGAGCCGCGCCGGCAACGGACTGCCGGCAAGCCTGTCGTCCTTCTCGAGGACCTGGATCGCCGCCTCCAGCACCACCCACTCGTCGTAGGCGAGCGCCCCGTTCATCGAGGTGCTCTGGGTGGCCGCGTCCGAGACCGTGTCCACGAGCGTCTTGGGCTCCGGGACATAGGCAATGACGTAGGTGCCACTGTCGGGCTGCGGGTTGAACTGGATCTTGAGCGAGTCGCTCTTCTCGAACAGCTGGTAACCGAGGGCCGGCCCCGTGCTACCCGGTCGCCCGAGCGGTCGCCGCCCCGGATTCGACTGCGAGAGTTCGCGGTGCCCACCTTCGCCGTCGTTGTACTCTTCGAACACGCCGTAGGCCGCGAAGAAGTCGGTCGGCAACGAGTAGTACGGTGCCCCGCTTGCAGCGACCACCTTGGTCTTGACGTTCTTGAGCAGGTGCGCCACAGAGAGCTTACCGTACAGCTTGCGCCACGCGGTGTTGATGTACGTGTTCAGGTCCGAGTCAGTGTGCCGATCAGCATAGTTCTCAATGTCGGCTTTCTGCCGAACCCGGGTGCGTAGCGTGCTCAGTGTAGTTTGGCGCATAGTAAAAAAGGTGCCCCCGGGATAGTCCCGAGGGCGTCAGACCTAGGTCTGGTTTTGGGTCAGCTGGGGGCTGAGCTGCATCGTGAGACGCACGTTGAGCCGAGGACCGTCGAGGTCAACAGCCGCGGCGCTCTCTGCCGCAGTGCCCGCAGTAGGGATCAGGAGGTACGAACACGCAGTGACTGCATCAGCTGCAGCAAAGGTGAGCGTGGGGACGCCTGCTCCGTCGTAGGTCACGGTGACCTCTGAGGTGGCGGTGGGGGTTCCGGCCGTCAGGACCTCCAGACGACCAGTGTATGTGCCAGTAGTGGCCTCAACGGCGACAACGTACCCTGCCTCTGCGGCAGTGTGTACGTGCGTGGTGACCGTTTGTGAGGTAAGGTAGGCCGGCGCATCGATGGACGGGACGTCCGACGCACGCTCTACCTTGACGGTTACCTTCCGGGTCGAGGAACTGTAACTGTCGACGTGCGCCACAGCGTTCACAAGGCCAGTGGCCTCTAGAGTCGCCGTCGCACAAACCATCTGGTTGAACTTCTGGGGAAGCTCGATGGTGTACTCGCCAGTTGTCGACCTTGCGACCTTGACGTTTCGTCCACGAAGGTTGGTAGGATCGTTGGATCCGTCCAGCTCGAACGAGACATCGAAGTCATACTTCTTGGGTTCGTTGCAAACGCCGTTGTTCCAGAACTGACGATTGAGTCTTCCGACTGCTGCCATGGGGTACTCCTTTCAGGAGACCTGTGGGGGCAAGGCGGCCGAAACCGCCCCGCCCCTAGAGGCTACTAGGATGCTGAGGTGATGTTGAAGACTGCGTTCTCGAACATGTTGTGGCAGGCAAGGTTGCCGTACCACTTGCAGCGGAACTCCATTGCGTCGTCACCCGTGAGGTAACGCCACCGAGCACCGTCCGCCATGGCGACGTGAGGAAGTCCACCGAGGTGGTAGAACTTCCAGGTGTCACGCCTGAGAGCGTAGCCGCGGTCGTTGGGCATGTAGGATGCCGCGTAGATGGGGATGTCGCCCTTGGACGACTTGTAGGTGAGCGACGGAAGACCGAAGCTCGCCTTGGTACCATCTTTGCGGAATGCCCGCGATCCCAGCTCCTGCTCGAGCTGGTTCCAGTTGTCGTGGCTGAGCCAGATGGAGTCCGGGCGAGCCCCGTACTTGAACATCTTGGCAAACAGCTTCTTGATGGTCAGCTCGATGCTGCCCTGATCAGCCTGTCGCCAGCCCTGGAGGCGCTGGACGTCGTCGAGACGGTTCATTCCGAGGAACGTACCACTGGTCTCGGCAACGAGCGGAATCCAGTCCGCTACGCCAACGATGAGGTTGCCGGCATCACCTTCGGCGGTGACGTCGAAGCCACTGGATCGGAAGATGAAGTCGTCGGCGGTGATCGCCGTGGTGATCGCGCCAGAGGTGGCGTCATAGTCGCCGTCGAGCTCGATGGTGCCTGCGTCGATGTCGATGCCGACAACGTACATGCCACCTGCGTCGAGACCGGTGTCGGTGCCCGAGCCATCCTCGGCGGTGTTCGTACCGACGCGCATACCGATGCTGAAGTTGCCGACGTCGTCAGCGTTCTCCAGAGTGATCACCTCATCAGCGATGGAACCGACCACACCGAGGTTGCCGTTCTGGCCACGCCAGCACGCCTTCTCCAGGTCCTCAGAGACCTGCTCGATCATGTCCTCCATCTCTTTTTGCTTGACGGGGTAGAACGCGCCCTTCTTGTCGCGGGAGGCCATTGCGGCTTCCTCGTCGATGGTCACGTAGCCGTAGTACTTCTTCCGGTCGAGCTTGACCGTCTTGATCTTACTGGAGCTGTTGGCACCAGCAGACGCGGTCTGCGCCAGTGGAAGGGTTGGGCCAAGGCCTTGCGGCTTGGAGTACCGGTACGGGATGTGAAGGTGACCGCCCGAGTCATCCACGGCATAGCCGGTGAACTCATCAGCCTTCGGTACCCACCGAAGGAGGTCGCGTTCGCGATTGGAAAGCTGCTTGACTACACGCTGTGGGAACAGCTCTTTGTAGGCAGCAGCCGCGGCGCTCAAGGTGAGCGCGGCAGAACTTGGTTGTGCCATTATCTAGGGTCCTTCTCTAGCGTTCCTTCTTCATGGCCTCCGCAGCAACCTTACGAGCCCTAGCGAGCCGGTAGCGCTGCTGTTCTTGCGGAGTCATGTCTTCCCACTGCTTACGGGGTCGACGGGAACGCTGCATGTTATTGCGGAGCGATTTGGGTTTTCCTTTGCCCTTTTTCTTGCTCTCTGAGAGGGACTTCTTGGCTTTACGCGGCTTACTATCGGTTGCCGCGGGCATGAATGGGGCATACTCCGCCTCTAGGGACGTGAGTAGCTCCTCGATGGCCGGTACCTGGCCAGTGCGCTGTGCTGCAGACACAGCGGCTTGAAAAATTCGTTCTGAGACTTCGGTGTCGCCCTTGACTTCGAGCAGCTTGCTCACCGCCGGGAACGCCTCCGTGTCGAGGCCTTTGACGCTCTTGGTGACATTGCCGCGGAACTCGTCTACGAGGGCCTGCTCCTTGGCCTGCTGGGCCTTGGTCTTGTAGCCTTCGAGCTCAGCGACCTCCATCTCGGCCCTGCGCTTGCGACGCTGGAGCTTGAACTCCTCGTCGGCGTCATCGCCCAGTGAGCCCTGGAAGAACTCCTCGCCGATGCCCACTAGGTCGTCCTGACCCAGCTCCTTCATCAGCTCGATGCGATCGTACTCGGCCAGCTTCTTGAGCTTGGCGATCTGCGCCTTCAGCTCGGCGGCCTCTTTGCGGGCTTCCGCCGCCTGCACGCGAGCCTCTTTCTCCGCCCGGAGTGCCGTGATGTCGTCGTCGGCGGGGGTCTCGTCCGCGTCGTCGTCGTCCTCGTCCGCGTCGTCGTCAGGAAGCTCTTCGTCGCCCTCGACTAGTTCTTCGTCCTCGTCGTCGAGGTCCGGGAACTCATCAGGGGCTTCAGGCTCCTCAGCGTCGTCGTCGTCGTACGATGGCTCCTCGTCGTCCATCACCGCAGCTGCGGCGGCCTGGGCTTTCGCCAGGAGGTCTGTGTCAACGTCGAGGGGGTTGTTGTCTTCGTCGTAATCGGTAGGGCCTTCGCCCTCAGGTAGATCGGTCATAACTAAGCTAAGTCCTATCGTAGCTAGATGAGTGTACTGACGGGCGTGCCTTGCTGTGTAGTGGCGACTCCCGCCTGGAGGTTTCCTTCTGGCCCGACGTTCGTCGGTGCCAAGTTAGCCTGTAGTGCCGCGGGGTCCATGCCCATCTCGGCCATCGCCTGCTGCTCGCGGATCTTGTCGGCCGCGTTCGCTTGGGCGGTACCCTCGTCAACGAGGCCCTGCGCCTGTGCCATCCACGTCTCGTAGTTGTGGAGCACCTTCGGCGGGACTTCCTTCTGGTTGCGTCGGCGCAAGTAGGTGAGGTGCACCATGCGCATGCCGGTCTGGAGGTCCTGGTACCCCGAGGGGGCCGGGAACGGCTGAACGTCGCGGTCCAGTTTCTCCAAGGTGTGCTTGATGTCCCTGACGCGAGCCCCTAGCAGCTGTACCTCACCCTCTAGGTCGGGCGACGGCCCTTGAAGCTCCATCCCACGCTCGGGCGAAATCCACCCGTTGAAGATCCACGTGTTGATGGTGTCCTCGCGGCTCGCCGGCAGGCTGTTGAAGCTTGAGCTGGCCTCGATCTGAAGGTCGAAGTGGTTGCCGCTCTTGAGCAACTCGAGCAAGTGATCCCAGTCGATCTCGTCCACCAAGGTGCGATTCTGGAACGCAACCTTGCCCTTGGACTTGAACAGCTTGGCACTCAGGTACATGATGTGCTTCGCGCACTCGATGTACATGTTCTCGTACCGGCGGGCCTGCTTGGCGAACCGCTGGTTCTCGATCATGTTGAATTCCCGCAGCGCCTTCGAGCTGTCTAGGCGGACGTTGTCCGGGAGCTTGGCTTGCGCCGACATCTGCGAGATACCGCCACGAGCGAACATACCGTTCTTCTCGCGCTCTCGCTCGTTGTACAGCTCAGCCTGCACCGCCGGCCAGTTGACCATCTCGGGGCGGTTGCCCTGCACCCTGATGATCTTGGCGACGCTGTCGTCGAGCTGCTCTACAGAGATCTCAGACCCGACGTCCGCAAAAATACGCGGCACCGCCACAATGTCCTGGCAGAGTCGAATCTTCCAGTCGAGCTCGTTGTATCGGATCTGACCGCTGGCAAGCTCTTCCACGAGCGGTCGCCCGTAGAACTGCCCCGGCAAATCGAACCACCGAAAGAACACGAACGGGAAGACGTCGCGGTCGTAGACCTCGTCCACCAGCGTGACGTTCTCCAGACAGATGATGTGCCTGCCAGGCTCGCCCATGTAGCCACGGCGCCACCCTTCGAGGACCACAGCGAACTCCGCCGACACGGCATTGTAGTCCGTGTAGTGACCGCTACCTGCCTCGTGGGCCACCCGGATCTCAGTCTCGAAGTCCGGGTACGCCGCAATCAGCATGTCCTTGGGCACTAGCTTGCGCTGAAATAGCTCCTGGGGCATGCCGTACCGGGCGCATCGCTCATCGACCACGATCTCGTCGGGGTGCACCCGCTCGACAAAGTAGTCTACCTCGTTGCCGTTCTCGTCGTACTCGAAGTCCAGCTTGAGGCCAGCGGTAGCCGCCCACGTCGAGTCATCAAAGATCTGGTGGCCCTTGTCGTAGACGTTGTGACGCTTGAACTCGGCCTCTATGTAGTGGCCGATGTCCTGGGCCATGCGCTCCACCGTGAAGGACGCGTCCTTGACCACGGGTGTCGGCTTCGGCCTGTTCTTCCCCACGAGCGCCGAGATGGTCTCCACCACCTGCGACGTGATGTTCTCATGGGTGGTGCTGATGGGAGCGTAATCCTGGGGCCGCTCCTCTTGAGTGCCCCAGTCGATGCCCGGGATACGCCGGTTCGTGTACAGGCAGGCGTTCAGGAAGTTGGCCTGTTTGATCGCTACCTGATTCTGCTCGATACCAGAGACCTCCGAGAACAGACACTCGTGTGCCATGTCGTCGGGGTAGTCGTACCAGCGTTGATCGTCGTATCCTGGGCGGTCGGTCATGAGTCGTCCTTGCTCGTGTCGCTGTTAGCTCTCGAGTAGGGCGAGACGTATTCTGGGGGTTTTCCGTCGGGCCAGAGCGCGGGGTTCTGTCGGAAGTCCGCGTGTTCCTCTGGGTCGGGTTGAAGCTTCTGGCGACGCTCGGCGGCCGCCATGTCTAGCAGCTGCCGCGGGTTCGAGGGGGTCGAGAACTTGGGTGCCTCTTCCTCCTCCTCGACGCCGTGGAACTCGATGCGCAGGTCGCCGTAGCTGAACGACGAGACGCCGTGATCAGCTAGGGCGGCACACAGCTCCTCGATGAGAGCTGCGTTAGGGATGTCACCTATCCCCGCCAACGGGCTTTGTACCCTCGGTTGTCGTAGTGCACGAAGTTGTCGTAGTGCCCTAGGCCACCCTCAGGGATAGCACCTATGCGAATCAGGCCCTCCATGATCTGGTAGACCTGACCGGAAGTGTACCCTGCGACCACGAAGTCGATAGCGAAGCCCGGGCGTCCGCCGTCGGCGGCCTCGGCGCGAACCTCGTCGCCGTGAACGTGGCCCCACATGTGGAAGCTGCGAGGTGCACCGCCTACGTACTGGTTGTACCTCGGCGGCCGGTAAGCGCTGATGACGGTAACAGGCCGGCCCACGAAGGTGCGGAAGACCTGGATGCCCTTCTCGAGGAACACCTCTACCTCGGGGATTAGGCACTCGGGAATGAGTGTGCCTGTGCGAGGCATCAGCTCCGACTCGTTGAAGTCTGTGCTGAGCTGCCGCGCCCCTGGTGCCACATAGTCCGCGTCGGAAGCGGGAATATATGGTCTGCGCTGCTGTGTCATCTACTTACCCTCCTAGTAGCTTTTTGAACTGCGATTGGTCGTACGGGTTGAAGAACTTCGGGCCTTTTTCGTAGTGCTGGTTCGTCCACGGCTTTTCAATCTTGTGGAAACCGGTATTCGAAGTTCGGGCACTGGCGTGAAGCGCTTCAATTTCCTGTTGCTCTTGGAGCTCGAAGAATTGTGGTGAACCGTAAGCCGGGGCCTGCTTGACCTTCTTGAAGAAGTGGTGGAACGCAAAGCGCCACGTATAGAGGCAGGCGTCTGAGAGGTGGTTGTCTGCTTTCGCGTCTTCCTTGATGCGGCCAGTGCGAATCGCCCCTTTGCGGCCGAGTCCACGGAAGTCCCACTGTAGGGCCATCCATTCGTTGAACAGCTGACCGCCGTGTAGAACCCTGAGCCGCCCCTCGTGGAGATCCGAGTTGAGCAGCTCGATGTGATCAAACTTCTTCGACTTCTCGGCCGGCTCGATAAAGTAGCCGTATTGCTTGTTGACCGTCTCGACGATCATCTTGCCCTGGGCGCCCATGTCGGCGACCATGTTCTGAATCTTGCCAAACCGCTCCACGATGCGCTGAATGACCTTGACGATCATCGGCACAATCAAGTGCGGGTGCTTCTCCTCGTAGACCTGGTACAACACCGGGTTGGTGGGCGAGTACGCCATCACCACAAAGGCACTGTCGTCCTCGAAGCCGAGGTCCATGCCCAAGATGTACCGCCAGTCGTCGTGGCCAGCCTCGTTGAGCGGTAGCCCGTGCTCGTTCCGGCCATCGCCGTACTCCGTACGCCACGTGCACCGGCAAGCCTCGGGCGGCCCGTCCTGGCGCATGATGCCGCTGAGGGCGTACACCATCGTGTCGTTGGTCGAGACCCACCGCCCCAGGTACTCGCGCACCCAGATGGGGTTGTCGTCGGCCCACTTCTGGGCCTGCTTGACCATGAGAGCGTTCTTCCAGATGTCTGGGCGAAAGACGTTCTCGGCCACGGTCCAGTGGTGCCGGCTCCAGTTCGGAATCATCGGCTGCCCGTTGTACAGCGGGTTGTTCTTCCAGAACGGCTCCGGGTTGTAGGCATCGATCGTCCGAAGATCGCCGTCCTCGTCCTGCCAACCCGCGCACGTCGCCTCGTAGAAGAGCCCGCTCAAGAACTTGCCCGGGGTCCCGATCAGCGCGATAGTGCCGCTGACGTCGTTCGTCGCCGGCATCAGCACCTCGTGGATCAGCTCCCGGAAGATGGCCTCGCGCAACGACTTACACTCGTCAACGACCACCAACTTGTAGGCGCCACCCCTGAGCTTCTCGATGTCGGCCAAGCTCTCGGCGCCGCACAACATGATCTTCGACCCGTTGGGCAGGTAGCAGACACGCTCGCCCACCTTTGGGTCGGCCCCCAGGTGATACTTCTCAGAGAACTCACGCAGAGGGGCCCAGTACAGCTTCGTCGCGTTCTTCAGCGACAACGTACAGATGACGACCTCGCACCCAGGGTTCTCGAGAGCCACCACAAGGCTGTACGAGATCGCCGTATGCGTCTTGCCGGCCCGCCTCGGGCACAGCAGCGATTTCCACCGAAACGGGTCCTCGACAAAGTAGCACTGGCGCTCGAAAAGGTCGCCCTTGATCGCTAGCGCCGCCTTGCAATCCCGCTCCGCCTGCTGTTGCGCCGCCGAAGTGCGCTGGGCGCTTTTCTTCAGCAAGAAGTCGGTTTTGCGGGTGCTCATATGTCTTTTTGGCGGGCCAACTCAGGCTTGTGAGCCCTGTGGTACGGCCCAAGTACCCTGATGAAAGCGGTGTCCTTCGTGCGGTGGGTGAAGCGATGCCCGTGGGTGAAGCCCGCCTCCGAAAGCAGCTGCTGCGAGAAGCGTCGCTGGCGGAGCCCCGCCTTGATGAACAGGTAGTGCAGGACCAGCTGGCCCCGGCGATCCTTTTCGAAGCAGATAAAGCCCGCGTAGGTGTCAACCTTCGGGCTATCCAGGATCAGAATCTCAGCGCCTCGACTAACGAGCTGCCGCAGAGTCTCCATTGCCACTGGCAACGACCAGTTCCGCGGCAAGGTACCGGACCACTTTGACTTGCGCCAGGTCTTCCAGTACCCGTCTACAACGAATATCTCGTCAGGAGTCGCCTGATTCTTGTCGTTCGGGAACGGCGCCAAGCCCAGCAAGGCGTCGCGTACCCTGAGGATTTTGAGAGAGCTCATAGTCTAGGGTGCGAAGAGCTTTCAAGTATCGCTGCTGATTGATGCGGCCTTCCGCACGAATCATGTCAACCACCGCGGCAATCTTCTCCTCGGTGGTCATGGCATCCGAGGCGACCTTCGCCTTCTCCTCGATGCGCATGAACATGTTGCCTAGCCCCTGGATGGCCTGCGACAGCTCTTTGGCTAGTCGGGCCATGCCAGCGTCCCAGCCGGTCTCGCCGGTGAACATGGCTTCGCGATGGCGGCGGAGATGCTCCCACAGGACCTTCTTCTGGGCGTTGAAGAGGTCCTCGATCTTGACCGACCGCTTGTCGAAGTTCTTGAGCCCGGTGTAGTCCTTCTCAGGTGGCTTTTTCTTGGTCATGCATCTCCACGCGCAAGGCCTCAGCGCCGCCCCTGGGCGACCTGGAGTGGTCCGCGAACGGTACTCACAGGCGGGTGGGTCTCACCGCTTACCAGCTCCCGGGGCTATTCGAGGCTCCGGTGGCCTCGGTTCGACGACCCTATTGGGCCGCCGGTGATCTGTTTACGCAGCCAGCGATGTGGTCCTCGCGCAGAAAGGCAAGGTCCTCGTTGTTGGCATCGACCGCCACAGGCTGCACCTTCTTGATGACGCGAACTTCGTCGCCCACCTGGATGCCTGAGTCGCAGTTCTTGCCAACGGCTCGCACGAAGATCTGGCCCTTGGACGCCTGAGACTCGACGGGGATGTATAGGCCGCCCTTGGTACGCTCAGCCGAGACAAACTCGACTAGCACGTACTTGTTGAAGGGGGTGATCTGGTCGATGTCCAGCTTGGGCGTCTTGTCGGCGGTCTTGATAAGTAGTGACATACGAGGTCTTTCCAACGTAAGGGGTTATTTAGCCACGCTTGAACGCGTTGCCAGAACGGGCAAGACTCAGCTAAAGCACCGGGAAGCGTAGCTAGCTTGTCTGCCCCGTCGCGAGCTATGTATTCTTCTGTCGCTGTTCTCAGTACCCAGAGACGGGCTCGACAGCAGCGCTCGGTCAGAATACATAGCGTACTTTGGCGGTTCTAACCTCCAAAGGGTTCCCCTCTAGTATACCACAACGGATATCGCGTGTCTGTAAGCCACCTCACAGACCTGGAAGAAAGTTGACCGCCGAGGTACCGCCGCACGTGAATTCAGGGGGTTACGAAGGCCGGGTTCTGGGAAAAAATTCTGGGGGCCAAAACCGTGTGTGCTTTCCATCGCCTCCCTTCAGTCGGCGAAAATTTTGCGCCCCCTCCCTGGGGAAACGCACTTTTTGCGTGTCAAGTGCAAAATTTGCGCTGGTGACTCCCGACCCCACTTGACGCAGCGCGTCATGGCACGGGTCTTGCCGGTGGGGCCTGTTGACCATGCCTGGCGTGTCGTGGTGACTCGAGACCCCTGAGCTCGTGTTCAGAGGTCTGTTGTCCCCACGCAAAGATTGCGCTTGACAGCAAAGATTGCGCAATAAAGATCTTGACACAGTGATTACGCGGGGTTGGGGGCGTGTCAAGCTAAATCGTACTAGGGACTCGAGACCCCAGTCGATTTTCTGGCACGGGGGGTGCATTGGAGCTCGGCCTGGCACGGCCCTTGCCGCACGTTGTCACGCCGGGTTACACCTCCCCCTGTCAAGCGCAAAGATAGCAGGGCCAGGCGCAAACTTAGCGCACACAGGGCGGCCGAGGTGTGATAGATTGGAATTCTATTCCAGTCGTTCACAATCACCGCAACCCAGGAGCCAAGTCAACCATGCCGACCCCCAAGAACGAGCGCACCCTACGCCGCCTCGCTGCTCTCATCCGGGACTATGCCGACGATGTCCAAGCGCTTCGCACCGTGCCTCACTCCAAGCTACAGAGCACCTTGCACAGTTTGCTAGACGACATGCACGCAGACGTGAACCGCTTCGCCCAACACGTCAAGTAGACCAGTAGTCGCTTGACACTGCCCTAGTCCACCGACTAGGGTAGCTGTGAGGTTACTACCAACCCCGAACCCAGGAGATAACCGATGACAACCACCGACACCAAGACCCCGACCCCCACTCAGCGCATTGTCGCCACCGGTGCTCGCATGGGCCTGCAGCGTTGCCGCGATGGCGTACTCAGGCCGGCGGCGGACACTGCCGAGCCACTGCCCCTGGATTTGCCGTACGCCCTGCGGTGCATCGCCCTTGCTGGCGTGGAGGTCTACTAATGGCCAACCCCACGCACCGTATCATGGCCGTCCGTACCTACCCCGGCGGCGCCAACAGCTACACTAGCCGCGAGATGGTAGGGTTTGCCTACTCGGCGAGTGAGGCACGCGACAAGGTCGCACAGGCTGTGTTCCATGGGGCAGACGGCGCCAGCGCAGTACTGCTCTGCAACAATGTCACAACTCACCGACTAGGGGACCAGTAGCATGATTGGACCAATCCAGAGGCCCGACTACCCCGCACTGCTTGCGGCCATCCGCACCACGCGAGGCAAGAACAAGGGGCAGCTGCGCCGCTCACGTGGCAAGCTTTCCGGGCGAGCGTATTACCTTTGGCGCTGGACCCGCTTCCACGCCGGTATTGATACCACGCTTCCGATGGTGGCTGAATGGGAGCTGGACCCCTCCGACCACTACCGCGACAGCCTGAACGCGGCGGCCGAGTACATTGCTACGTCTGCAAGTATCATCGGCATGCAGGGCAACTGGTTGCGTTTCCTCGACCGTGTTCCCGCGGGTACCTCGGTAGGACGACACGTATGGCGACGGGCCTTCTACGGCGAGGGGGGTGCGTCATGAGCGCACAACGAATCAACCGACTAATGCGATGGGGCTGGCTACTCTGGCATGCGGCCCCCCTTCACGATGAGTGCCCATGGGACCGCGTAATGCGCGGCAGCCGATACTTGCGGAGCTTACCCCACGACGACATACTGTGGGCGATGGTAGGCTGGCGTGCGGCCGATTGTGGGCAGTGGTCCAGCCATGTAGAGCGGGGCTTGGTATCAGACACTGCGTGCCAGTTTACTGTCATGCACCCCGGCGGCCGACTGGCCCTAAATCGCTGAACCTCCACGAAAGGCACACAATGGCCCTATACGACACAATCACCATTTCCGACCTAACTGAGTACCACTACAACTCCGGCGAGGTCACAACCGATTTCCGGTTCTACCTCATACGGAACGGTGAGCCTGCGTTCGTCCGGGCGACAATCATCTGGGATGTCTACTGGGAGCAACGGCACCGCGGCCCCGTGTGTGTGGGACGTACCCCGGTGGCCTGCCGTCTCGCCAACGTAAACAAAGCGGTCCGCCTAGATGGCGAGACAATCAAGCTACGCACGCTGCTGGACCTTATGGAGACGGCTGAGTGGCTGAAGGTAGACGAAGGCCAGGACGCCTTGGCTGTGCTCTGTGGTATCGCGTGCAACGCACTAGAGGCACACGCCTACGAAACCAACCCGGACGGAAGGGCACGCTAGATGCTACTCTACGAAGGGCCGTCGCTCATCAATGGCGAGCCTATCGTGGCCATTGCCACGGTCAAATCAAGCAATACAAAGACCGGTGACATGATTCAGACGTGGATTCTACCGCGCGACGTGGCCCCGCATCACGCAGTCAAATCTGGCGCAGATGCTAGTGTGTGCGGCGATTGCCCTCACCGGCACTACAGCGGCGGGGCGTGCTACGTACTGCCCTTCCAGGGCCCGCGTGGTGTGTGGGTGGCGTGGAAGCGAGGTTCATACGATACGCCCAAGCATCGCAGGGCATGGGACCGCGCACGTGGCAAGTATGTCCGACTGGGGGCGTACGGTGACCCTGCCGCGGTACCTGCTGAAGTGTGGCGCAGGCTAGTCGCCGATGCTCCGGGCTGGACTGGCTACACTCACCAGTGGACGAAACCATACGCGGCTGAGTTGCGCGGGCTGTGCATGGCGAGCGTAGACAGCGAGGCAGAGGCAGAGCAGGCGGTGGCCATGGGTTGGCGGTACTTCCGCGTGCTAGGCTCCACCGAGAGAATGCCCGACGTGACTGGCTCCATCGAGTGCCTAGCGGACTCCGCGGGTCGCACGTGCGCTGAGTGCCGCTTGTGCAATGGCGCACGCACAAGGCGAGCCAAGCAACCCAAGAGCATCTTTATCGACGTGCACGGAGCACGGTCCAAGCGATTCAGGCCCAAAGGGTTGGTGGTAGTATGAAAACGAAACCGACTAATCAGTGTGCAAGTTGCGGCCATCCCTTTGTAGAGTGGTGGGGCACGACGTGCTCATGCCCACGACACCGTAAGATACCGGTACAGGTACCTGTGTTTGAGGCACGCAAGCGGGGTAACTCATGACGCGCCGGCCCCGTGACTCGCAGCGTACGGCGGTCTACCGCTGGCAATACCGCGCCGGCATTGTGGAGCACGGCAGCGAACCACAACTCACTCTTGAGGAATGCCGAGGTTTGGCACACCGAGTGTGGCAAGAGTACCCGACGGGCCCTCGCATCACGGCACGCCCGACTGTGGTAGCTAGCCGTACAGCCACGTCCAAGCGAGCAGGCTACTGGTACGCCCGGAATCAGATCACCTTGCCACCGTGGGCACTGCAAGCGGGTGTCGTGCTACATGAGGTAGCGCACGGCATCCTAGCTAGTTGGCTGGACCCCCGTGCCGTTGCGGCGCATGGCCCTCGGTTCGTGCGGGTGCTGGCGGAGCTTGCTATCGCCTACATGAGTCGGCCGCCGGTGGTCGTGGTTGGCGCACTAGACCGCGCCCGATGTAGTACCACGCACAAACTCACTTTCCTACCCGCGCGGCAATCTGTGAAGTGTGCCGCATTGATGGCGATGCCCTGGAGACAATTATCATGACCGACTGCAAACGTGGCAAGGTGGGGTCTACAGACCTGAGCTCCACTGGGGACTCGAGACCCCAGCGCCAGGCGGGGGCGGTAACCCCCAAGTCGTGGTACTGCGACGTGTGCCTGATACGCGTGGACGTGGACGCATGCTGCACCGAGTGCGGCATTGACGCAAAGGCGTCATTCTGGCGCGAAGTGAAGCGAGAGAAGATGCTAGACTTCCGCGAGGGCTTCGAAGAGTGGGACCGGTGAGTACCTGCGACTGTGGTCGGGGGCCGGTGTTCGCTGGCGGCGACAGCTGCAAACGGTGCTGGTATCTTGAGACAGGCTACACGGTGCCTGTAAGCCGCTACAGGACGGCTGGTTGCGCTGCGGTTATCGATGCCCTGCGGACAGGCCCTGCCACTGTAAGCCAGTTGGCGCAGTGTACGGGGCGGTACCCGGAGGCCATCGGGCGCAGTCTTCGAAACGTTTTGCTGCCAAGCGGCCGAGTAGTATCAGGTGCGCGTGGTAGGTATGCACTAGCAATCAGGAGGGACCTATGGGA